GATGTCCATTGGTGTTACATCTGTTTGACTAGCTTTTTGGTTAGCCAATCCTTTCCCCATAGTACGGAAATTGTAAGTATCACCTACAACACCTGTTCTCAAACGAACTGCACCTCGGAGTTTTCCAGCAGTCTGGAAAGCGTGCTTTACTTCAGCGTCAAACTGGGCCGAAGCTGCACTAGATAGATTGATAGACATTCTGTCTTCTCCTAAATTAAATTAAATTGTTTTTTTTCAATTCAGGTTTCCGTATTCTGGGCTGAATCTAGCATGTTTACAAGTTGCCATCTTTTAGAATACGGGTCTTAGACAAGAGTGTCCGTTGGAAGTAGTATAACAGAAATACAATATTAGTTTGTATTATTTATTTGTATTTTTTATTTTAACACCAGCAACTGAAATATGTACTACCCCCCATGACTTCATTAATTCCAAAGTCACGAGGGTAGCATGATGGTGCATAAAACTGTTTGTGTTGTCACATTCTTTGAGAACGTGATGTACAGCGTCTATCACCTCATTTATTTCATACTTCACTGTCTTATCTGGTTTTGTGCTTGCTTGCCATAAAAGTCTGCAAACTTTTTCTCAACATCTTTTCTAAATGCTGGAGATGTTTCATATCTAGGGTCAGCAACTAATTCATACAATGCTTCTTGTGAAGTGCTATCTACAGGCCTTACATTGTCAGGAGCTGATACATCAGTCTCTCTTAACATGCCACGCATTTTTTCTAGTATTCCAAAGCCTTCTGCTGTAATTGCTAGACCTTGCAATGTTTCAAATTCTGCTTCATCAAAATTATTTTTAGCCCAAGCTGTGAAATCATTAATACGTTGAGGTGCATCTTTACCCATACGTTTTATTTCATCTTCAATTGCTGGCTGTGATTCCATTAACCCATTAGCATAGATAGCTAAAAGTTCTGTGTGCTTTTCTTGGGATAGTCCAGCTTCAGCAGCCCACTCATTAAAACTTACAAGCATTGGGTCTTCAACATTTATTTCAGCTTCCATGCCTTCAGGTAACTCTACTTTGTAACCATCTTCAGGTGAACCAGTAAATGCACCTAACTTAGATTCTAGTCCAGCATAAGCTTTAGCTTGGTCAGCTACTGTTTTATATTTGTTAGACTTAAACCATTCAGGAGCATCGCCTTCTCCTTTAATGTCTTCTGCCATCATCCAACCTTCACTAACAACTTCTGTAGATTCAGTTGTCTCTGTCGTAGCTTCAGCTTCAGGTGCTACTTCCTGTTCACTTAATATTGTTTCTTCACTCATCATTGTCTCCTTGTGGTAAGTAATCGCCATTTTTTCTACGTTTAATGGCATTTTGTATTGTGCGAATCACACTGTTTTGCCCCTCTCTGTAATAACCTTGTTCAGCTGGCTGAGTAGGTACACAAACAGGAGCTTTAATATAACGCTCCTCCCAATGGCTTAAAACTTTCTTACCATCAGGAGTTTTAAATAACCGAGCTATCATTGCGTCAAAGTCTTTATCCACTCATCTGCCCCATAACTTGTTGAGCCATCTCTGGGTTCTGAGCTGCTGCTTCTGCTGCTTGAGCCATTGCTGCTTCTTCTTGCATTTGCTGTTTCATAGCTTCCCTTTCTTCTTTATCTCTTACGAGTTCAGGGTCAACACCAAGCAATTTAGCTATATGCTCTGGGAACGCTTCAAGGTCAAGACCGATACGTACAGCATCTTCACCAACCATCATTGCAAACTGTACAAACTGAGCGAGCTTATTAACCTCATCCATATCTTGTTGCTGTGCTAGTGGTGAGATAACTTTAATCTCAACTTCTTTGTTGCCTACCTTGATTGGAGCAACCTGACCATTACGCTGAAGAATATCAATAGCTCTTTTAACTAGCTTATTAATAAACTCCATTTGCAAACGACCAAACGATGAACCAATGTCTGACATAAGCTCTTGCTGTCTAATAGACACTTCAGTAGCTGACTTTGTTGGTCCTTCCATTGGGCCAAGCTGGTCATGAAACAATGCTTTCTTAATGTTTTCTCTAAGGTCTTGGAGGATTAACTCACTGACATTAAAGTTACCACCAGACTGTAACGGTGATAAAGAACCTTCAGCTGCTACTGGTATGACTGCTCCAGACTTAATGTTGACTGTCCAAGGATTAAGAACACCATCATCCACAGCTGTATAAACACCAACAATCTCTTTCTCAGCGTTTTTAAGTACGAACTTAACAACTTGATTAGCTGTCTTAATATCAGGCAGTGCTGTCATAATAGGGCCACGACCATATCTTTCACCAGCTACCTTAGACCAACGAAACACAATCCAAGGTGATACTTCAAAATAATCTTCAAAGATAACGTGTTTAGTGTTCTCTTCAATAATGACATACTCGTATAGCTTTTTATCTGGATTGTAAACAGTAGCTTCAATGATTGGCACTAACTCATCTGGCTTAGTCTGCATCATTTCCATAACTGCTGTTGAGCATTTACCTTTCTTCCAAACTTGTTTAATGTTACGAGCTGGATGCGAATGTAACCTAAAAACAGTTTCAATTGTTCCATGAGGTCCATCCTCTACTAACAACTCTTTCAATGGCACAGCTGTAAACTTGAGTAAGTCATCACCCTCACCTTCATCTAACAATAAAGCTCCAGTTCCTACAGCTAAGTCGAGAAATGATTCATGTACCTCAGTTGCTAGGTTTGATTGATTAATATAACTAAACAAAGTATCAGTGACTTGTTCAAGCTGCTTATCTATTTTGCCAGCGAACTCATCTGGAATACCTGTACCAGCAGATAACTTAGCCCATTTTTTAAATGGTGGAACAAGAGTTGACTGTAATCTTGATGCGAAACGCTGTGTTCCTATCAATGCTGTTGAGTCATATATCTTTGTATTCTTTTTAGAACCCTCAGTGTAATGGTCAAACACCTCTCTTTGAGGAAGTGCGTACTCATAACACTCTTTCCAATGCGATTCCCATGATGAGCGATGTTGTTTAGCTACTTCATATCGTTTCATTAAAGTAGCCACACCCTCTGGGCTTTTTTTATATGTTGGCATAATTTATCCTAATGTGTCTTCAAGTCCTTTTTCAGTATTACCTTTAGCAATTAGAAGTGTTCTACCTCTTCTTCTACGTTTACCAGCTACAGTTTGGTCTTTTTCAACTTTTTCTTCATACCTTAAAGTTCTATCTCTGTTAGCATCAGCTTTTACTTCTGCTTCAGACTTAACTGGTTTTGGTGGTGGTGGTGCTGACTTTTTTTTGGTAAAGCCAAATGTTAATTTTTCCTCTAACCATTCTAGGTTGTATCGAGGTAATATATATTTCATGTATTTCTCCTTTGTATATAGTTGTGTAATTGCTTGGGTGTTACAACCCAACCAGCTTTTATGCCTAAGAGCTGCTTACATACTGTTACGCATGTCAAGATTCCCCTAGGTATAAACTTATCTTTAATTGTTTTCTTGTATCTAACTACTGTCCATCCAGCTTGTTTAAATAT